TGCTCTGCAGCAAACTTCTGTACCTCTTGTTTATACTTTTGTTCATATAATGTCAACATATCCATTGGACCTTTTAAGAAGCCATATGCTTCAACCAAACATGCATATAACAGCCCATTTGGAAAGTTTAGACTGATATAATTGGTATCGTCATTCTCTAAAAGAGCAGGTGGTTTATTAAAATGTATTCTAGCTAGATAATTTGTATTTGGTGTAGGAGCAAAAAATATACGACCAGATGTGGTATCTGTATCACCAGTTGCTCCGCCAAACATAGCATAATATTTTGGTTTGCCTTGTGCTGCTGATGTCCCTGTCACGTCCTGATATTCTTGTAGATAAGTCATGTCTTTTTTTTCTAAAAAAGTATTTGGACCTGTTAAAACAGAACTAGAATCATAGACTTGAATAGCTCTAATGAAAACTGCTCCTGCAGGGGCGTTAATGGTTTCTTGACCTGGGACTAAATTTATAGTCTGTTGTTTTTTATCTGCATCAATAGGGATTTCTCTAAATATTTTAAGTTGAGCATTTAAAATAATATTTTCTAAAACACTATCTGATAAAACATTAGAGTCTGTTTCTGTGTAACTTCTTATTTGTGTTTTTAATCCTGATGCGCTTAATCCTGCCATTA